GTTAACTTTTCTTGTGTTATATAATTGCTTGGTACAGTATATGACTTCAAATATGAGTTAGCACTTAATTGCTCTTGTGTTATATAGTTACTTGGAATTGAAGTAATATATCCATTTGATGTTAACTTTTCTTGTGTTATATAATTGCTTGGTACAGTATATGACTTCAAATATGAGTTAGCACTTAATTGCTCTTGTGTTATATAGTTACTTGGAATTGAAGTAATATATCCATTTGATGTTAACTTTTCTTGTGTTATATAATTGCTTGGTACAGTATATGACTTCAAATATGAGTTAGCACTTAATTGCTCTTGAGTTATATAATTACTTGGTATTGCAGTAAGATATCCATTTGATGTTAACTTTTCTTGTGTTATATAATTGCTTGGTATTCCATTTATATATCCATTTTTTGATAATTGCTCTTGTGTAACATAATTGCTTGGTACAGTATATGACTTCAAATATGAGTTAGCACTTAATTGCTCTTGTGTAACATAACTCATATTAGATAATTCACTTGATTTAACATAAGAACTTAAATCTGTAACTACTTCAATATTTCCACCTTCTAATATGCTTTTTCCATTTATAGTTGAAATATTACTACCTGAAACTAATGTATCTTGTTTTTGATTTATCTTACTTAATAGTAATGTGTCATCATAATTATGTACTTCACTTAATCTAGTAATTTCAGAATCTAATATCAATGATTTACCTTCAGATTTATCTACTTTATTAGCAATATTACTTTCATTAGTTGTTACTCTTGTAGTCAGATTGCTTAAATTAGTTGTAATAGAACTTGCTGCACTTTCATCTGTAGCCATTTGTTTAGCTATCTCTTCTAATGTGTCTAATGCTTCTGGTGCTGCTCCTACAACTGCTTTAATTCTATCATTTACTTCTGTTTCTGTTTGATATTTACTGTCATTTGTAAGTTGTGATATATTTACAGGAATATAAGAATTAATATTAGACTCAGCTTGTTTTGCTCTTGTAATTTCATCTGATAAGTCTTTTACTATAAGTATATCAGTGTTCATCCTATATGATGTTTCACTGTCTATATAACTTTTTAATTTAGTGTCATCATAATTATGTACTTCACTTAATCTAGTAATTTCATCATCTGATATCAATGATTTTCCTGCAACTTTATCTACTTTGTTATTTATTGAACTGTTTAATATTAAATCTTGTTCATTTACATAACTTATTGTTGCATAATTAGACAAGTCTTGATTTCCACTTACTAATATATTACCTGTACCTAATATTGATGATCCATTTATTGTCTTTACATTTGAACCACTAACTAGCAAATCTTGTTTTAATTTAATAAGATTGCGTAATTCTTCATCATCATAATTGTTTAAATTTGAAAGTTTAGTTTTATCATCATCTGTATAGTCATTTGATGAAAGTGCTTTACCATCTTCTTTGTTTACTTTAAGATCAAGAGACTGTTTTATTTTATTATCTTCTGCATTTATATAACTTATTTTACCATATTCACTTAAATCTAATAAATCTGATGATATTTTAACATCACCTTGTCCTAATATAGAAGTACCATTTATAGTTTTTATATTTTTTGAACTTACTAAATAATCTTGTTTTTTATCTAAGTTATCATTTACTTTTTTAATTTCTGAATTGAATGTATATTTGTCTACATAATTAGATAATTCAATTTCTGTGTTTGGTAAATTAAAACCTATCCTTGCATTCAGATCTAAACTAGTTATTGTTTCCCAGTCATTTTCATTTGTTATTTCTGATGTTGCATCTACGCACATAAGGAATTCATAAGGTTTCAATTTGAACCTGAAATAATTGCCTGAGTTTTCTTCTCCTGTTATTTCAAGACCATAAGTACCTACATGCAATGTATCTTTGTCTACTGTGATTTTCAATTTACCATCTGAAATTTCAAACGGCATGTCAATTTCTTCATTATGTTTTGGACATATAAATTTAACTTCTAAATCACTGCAAGTAGTTAAATCTAATTTGTCTGCTGTACCAAAATAGCTCAACAGTATATTTACTTTGAAACTCTGTCCAGCTATTACTTTTGGAATTTTGTTCATACGCTTATTTTTATATTTTTATTTTTCTGGTTTATCTTTTATCATATCATCTATTTTATCTTGTATCTTACTTTCTAGTTCACCAAATTTAGTCTTCATATATAAGTTAATTCCAAAGACTGCTGATGTGAATATCAAACATTCTCCAAAGTAACCAAGGACACTAGCATTGATATCATATTTATTTAAAAAGAATGAAAGAAAGCACATTAATATGCCTGATAAGAATGCAGTAATTGCACATCCATATTGTATATTCTCTTTTGTATTAGGAGCCATTATTTTTTTAATTGTTTTTATTATATTTAAAAATAGATCTTTCATTGTTAAAAAAGTCAGTCAATGTAATTTTTTTTCACATTACATTGACTATATATATTTGTTAACTCATAAATTCTTCAAACCAACAGTTAGCATCAGCAGAATAAGTATACCTTCTAATACAGTTTCCATCTAACTCTTGAAAACTTGTCCATACTTGTGATCCATTATATTTATCACCTGACAATACTAAGTTGCCTTTCAAGAACCTGATATATCCATTTGCATCTGCTTTGTCTGCAACTGTTATGCATCTTCCATCTATTGCTTGGTCTGCTCCAACTGAAAGATAACATGCTGATGAGCCAGAAAACAATATGAAGTCTGTCACACTGTCTAATGTCAAAGTACCACCAGTCAGATATTTGATATGCCTTTTGCCAAATGCTGACCATACACCATTTGAGCCACTAGCATAATATTCTTGCAGTCCAGTGTCACTTATCTTTATTCCTTCTGATGTGCCCCATTTTATTTCAATCTCATTCTTGCTAACATATAGCCATTTGTTAGTTCCACAGCTTACAGCAAGACCATCACTTCCTATTATGACTTCATGTGTTGGTGTCCTAGTGTTTGTACAAGTCACTAATGTGTATGGGTGTGTGTTGAAGTCACTAGATGTGCAATTATATGTAATTTCAACATATATCCTGTATGAGCCAGCAGTTGATATTGATGTACTGTAACTTCCTAGGAAGATTGAACTTGCACCTAAGAATGAGCCACTGAATGTCTTCAATGTTGTGCCACTTGTTGTCTGTATATTCACAGTGTAGTAAGTCCTTAAGTTGCCATCTGTTATGTTATATCCAACAATCCTCAAGTCTGAAATTGCCAATGTCTCACCAGATGAGTATGTGCCTAGTATAGTGTAACTATTAATTGATGATGTTGTAGAATGAATTTCAGTACCACAAGTAATACTAACTGGAACACTACCACCTAATGATGGTGAACTGCCATTTACCATGTTAGTCATGTCAGACATTGTGTCACACCTTAAATCTATCCTTGGTATACCATCACTGTCTGTTATAAGAAGTCCTGTACCATCTTCTTTCTCATTTATCTGCAACTTGCCTTTTACTATTGTCTTGTCAGCATCCAAAGTTATAGTACCATCTGTTATGTTCACTCCAGTTGCATTCACTTTTGCTTCTATGTTCTCTGCTGTCTGAGTAAGTTGAGATGTGCTTGCTTTGTTTGCCATATCACCATTCAAAGTGTCAATTGATGTAGTATGAGATGTTACAGTTGACTGTATCCTGTCTGCTTTCTGGTCAATAGTTGATATGTTGTTTGTGTTAGTTGTAACTTTGTCATTCAGTGTCTTATAGTTGTTTGTCACTGTTGAGTTGATAGTGTCAGTTACAGAGAATGATGCTGATGCAGTGAAATTGACAGGTATGATGATTGAATCTACTGTTGCTGAGTTATATAACAACTGTACTGCAATATTGTTCTTGTCAGTTGTGTTAGCATAAGTGTTTGAGTAACTGAACAAAGAACTGCTGAATGTCACATAGTTCCATCCAACATAACTTAAGTCATCATTTATGAAAGACCATCTGAATGTTACTGCACTTGGGCAAGATGACATTGTAGTTGATGTGTTGCCTGTTATATGTACAAGTTTGTAATTAAGCTTTACAGTCAATAGTTTCTCACTGCTTACTGTACTGTATGAGCCATTGTCAATCAGTTTGTAGAAGTCAGCGTCAGCACCATTAGCACCATCAGCACCATCAGCACCATCTCTACCATTTGTACCATCTCTACCATTTGTACCATCTTGACCTTTTAATCTTGCCCAAGTATAATCACTGTAAGTAGTTGAATCACTTTCTGTAAAATCTGTATATGTACCAATATATAAAGCTCCAGAAAAATATGTTGTACTAAAACCAGAACTTCCATCTGAACTATTTGCATAAGCTATATGAAAATAACTAGTTTTTCCATCTGTACCATTTGTGCCATTAGTACCATTACTTCCATCTGATCCTATTCTAGATACACTATATGATGTTGTTGATTTACCATCTGAATATGTAACTGTTGTCTTTGACCATAAATAATTACCTATAGCAACTGTAGGAACTGTTGTGCTAGTAAATGTACTATCTGCTGGCTGTGTTGAAGTAGTTGTTACTGAATAAGTAACAGAAGTTGATGTTACTGTAATAGAAGAACCATTAGTTCCATTTGTACCATATCTTGACACAGAATATGAAGTAGTTGAAATTGCATTTGAATATGTTACTACTGTTTTAGTCCATAAGTAATTACCATTACTAACTGTTGGTACTGTAGTAGACCAAGTTCCAGTTGGTGTAGTAGTTCCACTTGTTGATGTTTGATATGTAATAGATGTGCTTGATATTGTTATAGAAGTACCATTGTCACCTTTCTCACCTGTGTCACCTTTGTCTCCATAAGTACCAATTATATGTGGGCTTATAGTCTCAGTTACTCCATCAGTATAATTAATGACTTCATAACTCCATAAGTACTTCAATGTTGATGTTACACTTTGTGCAGTTGTTGACCAACCTGATGTGCTTTTTGTCACACCAGATGATGAAGATGTTGCTAGCCAATAAGTATAATGTGATGATATTCCTTTACCATTACTTCCATCTGTACCATCTTTTCCATCTGAACCTTTAAACAAACTCCATGTATATTTTTTATAGTCAGTTGAATCAGCTTCTGTGAAGTCTGTAAGTATACCAATATATGTTGCACCTGAGAATGAAGTTGTACTGAAATTAGCACTACCATTTGCACTAGTAGAATATGCAAAGTGAGTATAAGATGTCTTGCCATCAGGTCCAACTGGTCCTTGCTGTCCATCAGTACCATCACTTCCAATCCTATATTCTCCATAATTGACAACTGATGTGTCATCTGAATATATTATCTCTGTCCTTGTCCATAAGTACTCACCTTGTGACAAAGTAGGTATAGATGTGTATGTGAATGAACTGTCACTTGGCTTTGTACTTGTTGTAGTTATTGCATAAGTTACAGATGTTGACTTTATTGACACTGATGTTCCATCTAAGCCCATCCTAGACACACTATATGTAACAGTTGGCTCAGTATTGTCAGAATAAGTTATAGTTGTCCTGCACCATAAGTAGTCACCTTGTGTTGTAGTTGGTATGCTAGTTGACCATGTACCTGTTGGGACTGTTGTGCCATTTGTACTTAATTGATATACAACTTCCTGTGACTTTATTTTAGTTCCTGCTGAACCTGACTTGTCTGTTATATATTTGTCTAAGTCTGTCTGTGTGCCATTACTTACTACTTTGAATGAGCCAATGAACTCAGCAGATGTTGCATCAAAATATGAACTCCTATGTGTTGACAAAGAAAAGTCATTTATACCTTTATATTGTGCTATAAGAGGTGCAGTAAGACCACTGTCTAATGATTTGTATGCACTTATATATATTGCAGACTGCCTGTTGTCATCATCTGTACCTTCATATCCTAACATACATATTGAGTCACCTTTCTCTATAGTGTCAAAGTTAGAACCATCATAGCAAGCAGATGTAGATATAGTTATCCAGTTATATATCTTGCAGTCTAACCTGTTGAAGTCTTTCATTTTTTTATAGTTGTCTTCCTTTGTCCATATAAACTCACCAAACTCTGTCTTCCTGTAATAAGCAGTTGATGTACAACATTCATACAAACCTTTAATTGAGTCATTGAATGCTTTATACTCACTTATTGTAGCTGCTGTATATGTGTAGTAGCCATATTTTGTGTCTTTATACTTTGTCTTGTCAACTGTCTCATCTGTCTCATTTGAACCAACAGGCAATTTAGTAAGGTATATGTCATATTGTGCAAGAGTCCACATACCTTTGCTTTCAAAATCATAAAGCTCACTGTATTTGAATGTGTATAAGCTGTCTTTTACAGAACTGCCACATGACTCTGTGTCAGAATAGAATTTGCTGTTATATTCACAGCCATACATAGGTGAACTTCCACTTACTTCTGTAACTTTGCTCCACCACATCTTATTGCTTATGTTCATAGATGTGCCAACTGTTGCATTGTTGAATGACTGGCATATTGCTTGGTCATTTGGCTGCCACATGTTATACCTAGCACTGCCATTCTGGTTTGACTGCCAGAAAAGTCCAATAACATTGTTAGTACTGTCTTTTATGTAATTGTCAACATTGAAGCCGTCACAAGGTGTCAATATGATAGAACCTCCTGCTGCTTTTATTTTGTCTATTACCAATTCAAAGAAATGTGCTTTGCCACTAACAGTAAGGTTTTTGAAATTTGCTGTGTCACCTATCAATTGTGTTATTGTTGCATAGTCTAATTCAGCATTGTTAGATTTTATCTTTTTAGTATATATGTTGTCAGCCTCAACATCTGTGCTAGAAATATATTCTGTTGTTATACTTTTTGCATTTTCAGTGTTTGTTACTAGGCCATCAGTATTGACAATTGCAGACTCAACTTTATTAGATTTTACATTTTCAGTGTTTATGTTAGTTGAGTTTATTTCTGTGGAATCTATTTTGTCTATTTTTGCATGTGTTGAAACAATATCATCAAATGCTCCAACATTTCCTGTTACAACATTTGTTGTACCTCCTGATGAAGAACTTGATGATTTAGTTTTTGGAATGATTGATACCTTTACCATATTTTTTGTTTTTTATATTTCTCTTGTTTTAATGTCAATAGATTCTGATTTTAAATTATATGTGTAACCTAATAACATTGTATTGTTTGACAGTTTTATTTTATTCAGTTTTATTGGCTGATAAAAATTAATTTGCCTCATTGGATCATTATATTTTGACAATGATGACTCTATAGTTGCCTCAAATATCTTATGTGGTGTACTGCAAATTGGATAATAGAAGTTGATATATGATTCTTCTGCCCTAACTTTATTGCCATTTTCATCATACATTGTTATACATTGAGTATCATCAGAATTTATTACACTGTTAGTATATACATCATTGCTTACTTTCATATTGTAACTTTCATCACTAGTAAGACCTGAGCATATATCAAAATCTATCTCTTGTGTGTTCTTAAGGTAGTTGATTGTGTCATCAGATAAATATACTAAGTCTTTGTCTTGCAGTGTCTGATTTCCACCATTGTCATTATATATCTTGACATCAAAACCTTCTATTATGATTGACTGTATATGTGACAACAGATATTTAGAGTTACTATTGAATTTCTCAGATCTGAACAATGTCTTATGTGTCCTTGTTATACTGTCATATTGGACATCAACTGGAGATAATATCTTGAAGTCTACTGTACCAACTAGTTTGTCAGATTTCTTTATAGGAATTGCCATACCTTTAGTGTCAATGTTAGACTCTGCTGATATGTTGTTAGTCAATTCAAATGTGTCTCCAATTATGTTGTCATCTATCTTTGGGTCAACTCCAATAGTGAACTTTGCATTTGAGTCAGTCACCCATCTATAAAGTGAAAGTTTCCTGTTGTCTATATCTTTGTTTGAAGTGTCATCTACCCAATATTCTTCTAAGTATTTGTCACCAATCCTAAGGCTGCACCATAAAACTTGTAATTTTGATATGTTGTCAATAGCTTGATATGAAGTGTCACCATCATTCTCAATCTTAGAATAAGTATATTTCCAGTCAGATAATTTCTTTATGCCTGTGTTTGGTGTCATCATAAGCAAATCTGGTACCTCATCAGTAGACTCATCAGATTTCTTTGCTCCATCAGCTGATAAGAAAAACTGCTGTGCATAATATCTTCCATCATCATTTGTGTCAGAAGGTACAGTGTGATGCCATAAAGGTGATCCTAATATGACTACTGGTGCTGTATATGGTGCTATTCCTTGTGTTACAGATAATTTGTCTACTAAACCAACTGATTTCTCAAGTGTAGAGAATAATGTGTTATATCTGTCTTCTTCTTTATAATATGTTGTCTGATTTCTTGGAACTAAAGTAAGTTTGCCAGTGAAAACTAAATAGTAAGTTGTGTCTTCATCATTTGGAACATAAGACACAGATGACTTGTTTATATATGAAACTAAATTAGTGTATGTAGACAAATCAGTTGCAGATGGTTTTCTTCCTGTTGCTGTATCATCACCATTTCCATTTATGCTTATCAAAAGACAATTCTTAGATTCTATGTCACCATTTGATTTTCCTTTTCCTGTCTTTTCTTCTAATGATGAAAGTTCTAACAAACACGGACATATATTGTGCTCTTTTAAATATTGCATGTAGTATTGCTGTCCTTTGCCTGTTCCAATTGTGTCAACATCTACACCATTATATGAAAGTGTCCATTTAGTTGACTTTAGTTTCCTCATATACCAAAGTACTTGTTTTCCGGCATCATAGCCAAATGATTTTCCTTGTAACATCTGTTTGAAACAGTCAATAGCATCATTTCCTTCACCATCAGAAATATATTCTCTCATATATAATATCCTTGATGGATAATCTGAATCTAAGTTATCATCATTTAGGAATGAGTCAACTGGAGTATCTGTTGAATTCCTGTTTGCATTTATTTTTATCTGAGTATATATGTCATCAATTGATATTTGGAAATTATCATCTAATATCCTGTTATCTGAATTACTAGACTGATAAACTTTAACAATATCAGTTTTCATTGACTCTGATAATGAATAACTGTTTAAAGTATAATCTCCTGTAAGTGATTTTGTATTATCAATTAAAGATTTATGAGTAATAATAATTTTATCACCTGATGAAACAGCCTGCATACATAGATATTTTAATATTATATCTATTACATCTGAATTTACTTTATGGTCATCTGCACTTTCACCTAAAAAAACTAAATCATTTACTTTTAAAAATAAATTATTGTACATCTTATTTTCAATAGAATAGAAATAAGGCCTAACTGTCAATATTTCTGTATTGTTTCTTTTGAATGTATAAGTCAATATATCAGATAATATTTTCTGAAATGAATGAAAACCACCATCTTTAACAGATTGTGCTATTGCAGAATCATAATTGTCTGCTAAATAATTCTGGTTTTGTAATGTAGAAATAACATCACTGCATTCAATAGAAAATGAGTCATAATAAGAAACATAGTCCTGATTGAATGAAGCTGGTGTAACAAAACCTGCAAATATTATCCTGTTCTGAGTAGTGTTTGTAACTATAACTTTTATAGATGTTGGATTTGCTGCAAAAAGATAATCACCTAAATATATTTTTGAAATTACATTTATAGTACATTTAGTTTCTATATAAGTTGAAAATATGTCATCTGCCTGTACATCTATAGATACTGGATCTTCATCAAAAACTATATCATTATGTGAGTCTATTACATATTCTACATCACTGTTTTCATCACTCCATATTTCTACATTATATAAGTTGTCATTTATATCTTGCTGTGTAGTAGAATTTGGATGTTTAATAAATTGGCTTTTAAAATAACCGTGTATATACATTAAATTTAAATATTGTATTTATATAAAAATAGATAAAAAAGTGAGACTAGTTACTAAATGAATAGCAAAAAATCTCACCAAATCAAAACAAAAAATGAATAATAATTATTTTATTCCTATATCTTTACCTGATTTCAATTTGTTATAATTCTTCAATAATATATACATATCAGAACCAGTGATTTTTATCTTTTGAGTAACTCCTATTGAAGACTGCTGTGTTGAATCAGGGCCTGCAAGTACATTGAAAAGTTTTGCCTGTTGAGTAGTGTTCAGCATCATTTCACCACCATTCACTCTTGCAATGTTGAAGTCTCCTATTTTAGATGCATTAGAGAAAACTTGTGGCAATATACCACCATCTGCATGTTTAGTTGAAGAAAGTATTGTAGCAAAAACACCTATTAATGTTGACATTACAGTACCAATTGCAACTATGTTCTCTGGGAATGGCAGGCTTGATGCACTTGATACACCACTTGCCATTGCAACTGCTTGTTTCTGTCCAAACAATGCTAACAAACTAGGCAACATTTGTGATACTCCTGATATTGTTGTGCCTACCATGTTCATTGTAGCAGCAGTAGACTCATCACCAGCAGCAGCAAATGCATTACCAAGTGAGCCAATTGACTCAGCAGCAGCACTTCCTGCTTTTTGTAAATTTCTTATATGTTTCTCACCTTTAGTAAGTTTATCAGATTCTTTGCTCATCTGTTTTACTTCACTTGTTGCAGAACCAATTTCTTTTGTATATGAAGTTAGTTGTTTTTGTGCATCTTTCTTCATTGTAGGTGATGATTTAGGGTCATTGATTATGTCTTGCAAACTTTTCATTGCTTTCTTAATCTTGTTGATATACTCAACCATGTTAGTAGCATACTTTTGACCATCTCTTGTTAGTCCACTGAAATCTAAACTGTTTATGTCATTTTTATCTTCTGTCTTACTTGGTTTTGTAACATCAGAAGTAATGTCAGATATTTTCTTTTTGTCTGCTGCCTTTTGTTTAGCATCATTCTTCAAATCAGATATATTTTGATACTCCTTTATTTTAGTTTTAGCATCATCTAATTTCTTGCCATAGTCTTCTATATCCTTTTTAGCTTCTTTTATTCCTGTAGGTGAGTACTTGCCTTTATTTATGCCTTGTTGTAGTTTGTCAATTGCTGTCTGCCATGTCTTTACTTGCTCAACTGTTGCTTCTGCTATCTGTTTGTCCTCATCTGATAAACCAGAAAAATCAGGTTTTGGTTCTGGCACTTTGTTTGTCTCTTTCTCAATGTCTTTAATTTCACTGTTATCAAATTTCTTGACATTACTATTGCTTTTTGATGAACCTGTTGATTTTGTATTTGATTTGTCATAATAATTACTTCCTAATGTTGAATTTACCTGTGAATTCAAACTAGCTTCATGTCTTGCTATCCTGTTTATCTCACTGTTGTTGTAATTGACTTTAAAACTGTTAAAATCATTTGCATGTGCTGCATTATATCTGTTTGCATTAACTGCACCTTGTTCAGTAAGTTTATAAGTACCTTGGAAGAATCCACTCTCATAGTCACCTTTTTTTAATTTAAGTGATTTTGCATTATTAAGGTCAATATTGTCACCAGCTTTATATTTTGACATTGCCTTTGACCTATTAAGTGCCTGTTCATCTTGAAGTCTCATATTTTCAGCATACAATGACTCAATTTTTGCTTGGTCTGCTGCTGCTTGTGCTCTTAACTTAAATGAACTTATTATTTTGTCAGTATTTTTTATAAATACATTGTCTGCATCTGTCACACTGTTTACAGACAAACCTAATTCATGTAATTTGTCTTGGTTGTTTTTTATCCATTGTAATTTCTCATGCTGGCTACTCATTGATGTATATGCAGTCTGTAATTCTTTATAAGTAGCCTGCAATTTTGACATTGTAGTAATATAATTGTTCTTTATTGTAGCCTGTTCTTGGTCAAATTTATGTGATGCTGTTTCTTGTGAGTCACCTAATTTCTTTGTTGCATCAGCAGCTTCATTTGATGCTCCTGTCAAACTTCTATATGTCATAACCAATTCAGCAACTAATGACAGAATAGTCAATAATATATTTGCTTTCATTGCTACATTAAGTGCTGTTTGTGCTATTGCTGCACTTCTTGTTGCTTCACCAAACACTTTTGTTATAATTGCACCTGCTGCTCTTGACACATTAGAACCAGATTGTGCCATGTTTACTGCATTCATAATTGCAGGCAATGTCATCTGAATTGATTGAAGTCCTACAAGTGCTTGTGTGTAATTCTGAGTATTTCCTCCTAATTGGCTCATAATTCCTATCATTGCTTGGCCATGCATTCCAACCATATTCATACTGTCTGAAAGTGCCTGCCATCCTTCTGTATGTGAACTTGCTGAACTTATAGCCTTTTTTGCATCAGCCATTGTCATTTTAAGTTTACCTACTTGATCTATCATTGAGTCTATATTCTGTTTAGTAAGTTTACCAAAATCAGATGAACGTTCTGTCTCACTCATCTTGTTATATTCAATTGAAAGAGCACTAATCTGAGCTGTCATCTGTCTGATAGATGACTTATAATTATCAGTGCGTTGACTTGCTTGATCAAATTTCTGGACTATCTCATTTAACCTGTTGTTTGCATCACCTCCTGCTGAAACAAACTCACCTATTGCATTTTTATCTCCTGCAAGTGCTGATTTGAATTGTCCATCATCAAGTTGTATTCCTACTTTTAAGTTTGCCATATATTGTAATTAGTTATATTTTATTTTCTGCAAACATTTTCTCATATTTCTTAGACATGTCTGCTAATTGCTGTTTTTCTTTTTCTGTTGCTATATGGACTATCTCTTTCTTATCCCATGCAAAATGTAATATATCATTTGGTTTCAATGATTTAGTAGAATTAGATTGTGCTATTATATATGCTATAGACCTTGCTTGTTCCCATGACTGAGTATCTAAAAAAGAATAATTGTCAATAATTTCTTCACATTCCCATAACTCCATTTTATCATAAAAATATTCTGTTGTAACTACTTTATTCTGTATGCATAAAATTTTATAAAGATAATGTATTATTGGTCCTACATCTTCTTTTTCTTTGTTATCAATTTTTTTTTATCTTCAATTTTTGTCTTGTTTTCTTTCATTTCTGCTTCACGTTGAAAAGTAGATATTAAGAAATTACTGAATTCCTCTAAAACAGCTGGATTCTCATCTAACCAGTCTACAAAATCATCAAATGACATAGTAAATGTTTTTTCTCCTGCTGCTAAACTTGCATATAAAAATATAATTACATCAGATGTTGACTCTGGTGTAAATGTCTTTCCTGTCAAACGTTCATATATCATAAGAGAACGGAATCCATATTTAATTGATATTTCTTTGTCTTGAATTTTTACTATCATAATTTTTGTTTTGATTTATTTAAAAAGGAGTGCTATAATTGCACTCCTTTATATGTTATGTTGTAACAGGTTTAAGTGCTCCAACTCCTGTGAATGTAGCATTGAAAGTAGCATTATCTCCTGCATTTGCAGTAGCTGTCAATGTACCTATAACTGCTTTACCCTGATACATTGATGTTGTTGGTGCAGTCCATCCACCAGCATCTCCAGCATCTTCAGTAGCAATACCATTTATATCATAGTCACTTGGAATTCCAAATATAATGTCTACTAGAGTTCCTGCAACTAATGATTTAAATAAAGAATCATATTCTGCAACAGTGTATAAATTATCTGATGTTATTTCCCAAGATAAACCTGTAATTTCACCGTTGTTCCATAAACCTCCATCTTTATCAGATGTAGATGTTACCTTACCTGTAACTGTTAATTTGTGAGAAGTTGCGTGTGCAATTGATTTTCCACCTTTAAACAGCATTAAACTTGAACCTTTTATTATGCCCATATTGTATTTTAAAATTTTTTTTTAATTTGTTATATTGAATGTAAGTGTCTTTAAATAAGCATCTTCAACTGTATTTTCACTTACTCCAGTTATTATTATTTTATCTATATAAATAATATCATCTTTATAATGTTTTAATTCTAAACAATTACGTACATTATTAGCAAGTTCATTTAATTGATAATAATCATTTGAAACACATATAACTTGAACAGTGATATTATTCTGTATTATTCCATCTTTATCATATTCAGGTACTAAATCAGTAGTAGAAAAAACAATAAATGGATATTTTACATCTGCATTCACTTTAAGAGGTGCTATACATCCTTTTGTAACATTGTTTATATATTCTGACTCAGATAAAAATTTATATATATATTTGCCTATTAATATTGAATTATCCATTTTTTGAATTAATTTTATTTATTGCATCCTCCACAGATCTAAGTAATATTTCATTTATTTGTCCGTTTACATTTTTAGTTGCATTCTGAAAAAAGTTAATAGGTCTTATCATTCCTGTTATCCTTCCATTTTTCTGTTTTCTTATTTTTGTACCTGTCTCAAAAAATCTTGTTATAAATGTTCCTGAACTTTTTTGTTTTTCTCCTAAAATATGTACAGTACCTTCTAATATATCTTCACCTTTCTTGTGAATACTCCTTCTTATAGCATCAAATAAAGAATCACCTTTAGTAGCATAATGTGAACCTCTTACTGTCAATGGTCTAATAGGACTTCTTGCAGATGGTATTCTTTCTATTAAATTTGACTTTGTTTTATTTACAAGTTCTGTCAAAATTTCATATAGTCCATTTACTTCTGCTTTCCTGATATTATTAGTTGTGTCATCAAAATAAATATCAACTTGTTTTCTGTCTATATTAACTTGATTACTCATTTACTCTCTCTGTCTCAATAACTATACTGTTTGATGTTTTATCTTTCAAAATAGATGTTACTCTATATATATAACCTTGAAAATGAATTTGATCTGTATAACTTACAGGAATATAGAACCTTACTGTGAACTGAAAATTAGAACCAAAAAATTCTTCATTGTTTTGATTAACCCTAAATCCAGTGTTCTTATAAACTTTTGCCTTTGTTGTACAATATTTTATATAAGTTATGTTAGTATCTCCATATTCTGATTTTTCTACTGATCTAGCATATAATTCTATTGTTTCATCTAATAATCCTGCTCTCATATCAATAATGTTTATATAAATCTATAAGATATTGCAAAGAATGAGGAATTTCAACTGCATTAGTGTATGCAACTGATTCCCTATTTGCATATAAATCACCAACAAATAAATACATGGCATGTTTTAGTCCTTCTGGCAATGTACCATCATTTTCAGCAGCAACTTCATCCAATGATATGTCAATGTCTCTTTCAATTGCTTGTTCTGCAACTAAACAAAGATGTGTTATATAGTCATCATCATCAGTATAAGTTAAATCTACGTTTAAATGTTTTTTTATGTTGTCTAAATCTAATACCATTTATAATTTGTCATATATTTTTATTAAAGGACTACAGCCATATTACTGTAGTCCATTATATATCTGTGATTTATGCTATAGCAGTTGTACCAAATACAAATGCCGCTTTTCTTAAAACTTTTGCATCAAAGAAAGCATTGATAGTTAATCTTATCATGCCATTTCCTGCCTGAGTATAAGGATCAACTGTTAAATCAACTGCTGACCACTGGCCAATAGCTAAATTAGAGAAGTCACCATAAACTAAATTGTTCTTAGCAACATTAGTTGTAACCTCTGCAGGTGTACCATCAATTGCATTACCTTCCCATACTAACTGAGTAGATTTTGTACCTTTTGACATTGCTCTTAAAGCTGCTTTTGCAGTTGGTGAAACAATATATTTTGGCATACCTAAGATATTAGCATCTTCAAGTCCTGATTCCATTGTACATAATTTAGCAAAATCAGTTGCAGTAACTATAGTTGCTCCGTTGAAAATACCTGCTGGCTGTGTTGCTGAACCTGCTTCTGTACCTAAAATAGTAGCTTCAAGTTTACTCTGGATAGCATTTATTAAATCTTTACGTATAAGTGCTTCTGCTCCAAGAGAGTCCTGTGCTAAGAACTGTTTTGAGATATCAATATAAGCAGTTAAACGTTTTGGCTGTAACTTAATGTTAGTAAATGAACCCTTACCATCTGTTGCTGGTGCTGTCTCACCTTCCCAAGTAACATTTTCTGCTGACATTATAGGTACCTGAACATCACCTACTAAACCTGTCAAGAATTTTGCACCTACTTTAGAAAGTACATTGTTTGCTCTTAATGGTTCCATAATGTTTGCAAAATCAGTGACTACTACATTGTCATGCTCTGTTTCTACAGTAATACCACCATCACGTGTTTCAGTTGGTATCTGTATTTGACCTGTTATTGAAAGTCCAGAGTTTCTAGCTTCTTTTTTACCTTCATTTATAACAGCTAATGTTGCATCATCAAATTTTTCATTGTTTGCAACACTTCTAATTGCCTTTAAAAGACTAAATTGTGTTTTTTTCATATTTCTTTCTGTTTTATTTTCTCCATTGTCACCTCCACCACATGATTTCTGTTCATCTCCATCTGGTTCTTTTTCATTTGATGGATCTTGTTCATCATAACTCTTTAATTTTGCCTCTAAATCAAAAAGTTGTTTCTTTAAATCTTCAATCTGTGATTTTGTGTCATCAAATGATTTTTGCTCTTCCTCTGACATTTCACGTTTTTCTGATTTACATAATTCTATAATTTTGTGGGCATCTTCTTTTAATGAAGATATTTTATCCCTTAATTCTACTGAATTTTTCATTTTGTTTTTATAATAATAATATATTTAATCTGATAATGGCAAATTCTCACATAAAGAATCAACCTCTTTCATTTTTTCATCTAATTTTGTAAGTATTTCTGCATCAATTTCTTCCATCTTTTCTTTTGAGCGTAATTCTGATGTAGTATCAAGGTATGCAGGCTCATAAACAGGTGAAATATCAGCTAACAGTTTTATATTATTTATTGTCCTATAATATTTATCTCCTCTTTTAGTCCATGTATCATCACCTACTAACATTGCAAATGAACTTCCAAATATCTCTCCTCTATTCAAATGTTCAATTAATTCATTACCTGTATTAGTATTAGGGCATTCAAATGAATAAAAAAGTCCATCTTCACGCAATTCTAAATTAAGTGAACCTTTACCATATCTGCTCCTTGCCAAAACAGTGTTCTCATCATGGTTCAATCTAGCATATATATCTGATTTATCTATTGTTTCTTGTGAAATAGCTTCTGGAGATATTGTTTCAATAAAACCCAAATCTTGAGACGGTGTATTAAACCTGACAGCATATCCTTCAACTGTCCTAGAATTTGTACCATCTTCATTTTTACGGAATTCAATATTTTGTACATTTCTTATTTCTATATTTTTATCTTTCATAATTGATATTATTTATTTTTACTTAGGTTCATTATCATCCATATTATTACTGTTATTGTCATGAACATTATCACCTTGATTATTGCTTCCATTTACTTTGTTCTGTGATATATTTGTGAATGGCATTATTAAGTCATCTCCACCATCTTTTGTTGGAAGTCCTAACTTAATCCTAGCCTCATTTACTGTCATAAGACCACCACTTACCAAAGTTTTATAATAATTTGCCTCTGTCTGTTTATCTGATTTGATAAGAAAACTTTCATCAATATTTATAGATAATAATTTCTTTTCTGATGGCAATATCATCTTTCTGTTGAATTCATTTTCTATCAATTTTATAACAGGCATCAAAGTATGAGAAACAAACTGCAAAGTTTCCTGCTCAACTTGATTATATGATTTTGATGAATTATTGCCTATCAGGCTAGGAGACATATTGAAAAAACGTGCTATCTCAGAAATTGAGAACTCTCTTGACTCTAACATCTGAGATTCCTGTGCATTAGATCCTATCTGTTCATATTTGAAGTTTGCTGATAAAACTGCTAAACCTGATTTTCCATTTCCATGAGTCTGTTCCCAACTATTACGTATTTCTTGTTTCTGCTTTTCTGAAACAGGTCCAGTAGAATTCAATATACCACTGATATTCATACCTTTAGAGAACCATTCACCTGCAGCGTCATTTATATAGTGATTTAAGATTATTGACTGGTTTGCATATACTGAAATAGAAGTACCATTTACTCCATCTAATGAGTCTTTTATAAGATGTATCATATTAACAGGCTCAATCTTTCCTATTGCAACAGTATTAGCTATGTAATATAAATCATGGCTGTTTTCATTATAAGATACTGTAACTTGTGATGGCCTTAAATATGTAAATTTTTTTACTGAGCCATCTATATTCCTGTCAATATATAAAAATCCATTACCATTCATATACATATCCCAAACTAACTTCATCATTATAGT